CGTAAAATCAAGCATTACCTCATCCCCCTTGCACGGCTTGTAGACTGAATCATACTATATAATCTCTGAGATATAAGCTCTATATCCTGATCGTCTCTTACAGTCATATTCTGCACCACAATCGCATGCCCCGCCGTTGTTTGTACGTTCATCTGTTTTAGCGTATCAGCCATAATTTTGCTTAATTTGTCAATTGGCACGACTGCCTCAGCTCCCGCTTCACCCACGCCGATTATGCTAGGCTGTGTGAATATGCCTCCCTTTTTATACCAATCAATCTTTACGTTGGGCACTGGGAAACTTAATCCCGCCACATTAACCTGCTTTGTTGAAAACTTAAAATGCGGCAGGGGTATATGCAAGTTCTTAAACGGAGCCAATATGGCATCTTTTACATTATTAAATATCGTCGACGCTGATTTCTTTAATCCGTTCCAAGCATCAGTAGCTGATTTAGTTATGCCGCCCCATACATCTGATAATAGTTTTTTAACCGAATTAATCGGAGTCATAATGTTAGTCTTTATACCTTCCCATACTGTATTCGCAGTATTCTTTATACCGTTCCACAGATTAGACGCTGTAGTTTTTATGCTGTTCCACGCGTCAGAAAGCAGCATTTTAGCTGAGTTAATCGGAGTCATTATTGCATTCTTGATACCTTCCCATACTTCACTAGCTTTAGATTTTATGCTATTCCATAAATCTGAAACAAACTTTTTTATAGCGTTCCATACCTGTGTAAGAAGCGTTTTTGCAGCGTTTATCGGAGCAATTATAGCGTTCTTGATGCCTTCCCATATGCTGCTTGCAGTAGCTTTTATGCCTTCCCATAAACCGCTTAAAAACTCTTTTATTCCATTCCAGACTTCTTTGACCTTCGCCGTAATAGCCTCCCATACACCCGCAAAAAAGTCTTTTAAGCCGTTCCATACTGTTTCGCCAACCTCTTTTATCTTATTCCATGTTTCAGTAAGAAACTTTGAAACGTCATCCCAATTCTTCCACAGCAAGATAATCACTGCAATTAAGCCAAGTATAGCCGCGACTATCCATGTTATTGGGTTCGCTAAAAGCGCTGCTGTGAAGCTCCAAGCAGATGCAATAGCGCCACCCATAGCCCCTACAAAAGAAGTTATAGCACTCCATGCCGTAGTTGCCAATTGCACGGCAAAACTTGCTACCGCCTTTACTCCGTCTACGGCTAGCTTTGTGGCAAATTCACCGATTTTAAGCGCTCCCTCGCCTATTTTAGAAGCAAAATTACCTGCTGCTTGCAGACCGTCGACCGCTAATTTGCCGACAAATTCGCCCAGTTTGGCAACGCCATCGCCTATTGCCGATCCAAAGCTGGTTACGGCATTGAATGCATCAGTACCAAGCTTTGATGCAAAACTGCCGGCAGATGTGGCTACATCCACTATTGCCGAGCCAAAACCTTTTATTGCATCAAGCGAACCAGTAGCAAACTTACCAATGAATTTGCCCACTGCTACAGTTGCCCCCGGCAACTTGCCCACCAGTGGCGCTAAGCCTTTTGTAATATCTCCGATTGCGCTTACGAATTTGCCAGTAACTACCAACGCTGGACCCAAGACCGCTGCCAAAGCTCCTATTTTTAATATCATATCTTGTTGTTTCGGCGAGAGCTCGGTGAACCGGTCTACTAATTCTGATATTTTGCTAAGTAAATTAGAAAGAGCCGGTGCTAACTTATCGCCGATATCTTGCGCAGTTGTTTCAATTTTAATCTTGAATTGTTCCCATTGAAAGCCGGCGGCATTAATGCCTTCGGTCTGCTCTTTAAAAGCCTCATCCGTTGCGCCGGATACGTCTTTCATTGCGTTTAACTTTTCTGTAAACGATTCTGCTTGCGGCCCAGCTAAAGCCAAAGCTAAAGTTTGCCCTTCGATAGACCCAATATATTTTTGAAGTGGAGTGTTAGACTTCTCGGCTGCGTTTACTACTGTATTAATTGTTTCTTGAAGTCCTAACTGCTCTAACATAGCAGCTCCGCTCTCAAAACCCATTTTTTTAATTAGCTTTGTCATTGAATCAGTAGGGGCCATTAAAGATTGAAGAACACCGCGTAATTGCGTTGATACTTCCGCCGCACTTCCTGTTACGCCAGTAGCTGTGGCCATAACCCCAAATAATTCCTCCATACTCAGGCCAAGTGAGGCCGCTAAAGGTGTCACCCTGCCAATGGAAGACGCTAACTCCGGAAATGTGGTTTGCCCAAGCTTAACCGTGGTAAAAGCTAAGTCGCTAACTTTACCTACTGCTTCGGCCGTGGTGTCCCCATATCCTTTTGTAACTGCACTTGTTAAATTAATTGCATCGGTCGTAGTAGCAACACCAGCAGCCGCAGCTTTAGCGTTGATTTCCAAAATCTTCGCAGTATCCGCAGTGTCGCCAAAAGCCGAGATAACTTGGTACAATCCATCCGCCAAGTCACCAGTATGTTTCCCAACATCTACAGCCATATCTTGGACAGCATCTTTGAGCTCGTTTACCCTATCAACGTTTCCCGGAATAAGCGTAGCCACATTTGCCATTGAGGCGTCGAAATCATTAGACATTTTTATTGCAGCGGCGCCGGCGGCCACAATAGGCGCGGTGACCTTCATCGACATCGTCTTGCCGACGTCCGTCATTTTAGTGCCTATGCTTTTAAGGGACTCGCCGGTTTTTGCGACCGCATCTTTGAGTTTGCTTTGGCCTTTCGAGACTTCATCGAGTTGATCTTCGTAGCTTTTCAGTTTCTGTTCGGTTGCAACTATCTCCCGCTGAAAGTCCCTGTATTGTTCTTCTCCTATTTCACCTTTGCGATATTGTTCGTTTACTTGCACCTGCGCGTCCTTAAGCCTGTCAAGTTTTTGTTTTGTTACTTCAACTTGTTCGGATAGTATCTTTTGTTTTTGCGCTACAAGCTCAGTATTTTTCGGGTCAAGTTTTAGAAGCGTCTCGACGCCTTTAAGTTCTTTTTGAAGATCACGACTTTGTTTATTAACGTCGCCTAAAGCCTTACTAAGCCCTTTGGTTTCGCCGTCAATTTCTATTGTTATGCCTTTTATATTTCCTGCCATGAATTCACCTCCTACCGCAAGAGTGCATCAATATCATCTTGTGTGGCCTCAATAGCTGTTTCGCCAAGCGCAATATCAGCCATTAGAGCTATATCTCTTATTCGTAATTCGTTCATTTCTTCGAAAGTAAGACCTATATGCTTTCCTACGAGCAGCCATTCTAAAGCTATATCAACGCTTCGGTTATTACTTTTTTGCCCCTTCTTCAGCTTTGTTTGCGGTACGAAAAAATCCGTCTATGGCTTCGTCGGCAATAGCCTGAATAGTGTCATTGTCAGTTATGTCAAAAAATTCAAGCTCGCTCAACCAGTTTATGAACGAAGGAAATTGCTTGTTAAGCCCGTTAGCTGCTTTCGCCATTGCCCATGCAATTTGAAGAAAAAGTAATGCATCAAAGGAATCAGGTTGTTCTTGAACATCTCTAAGCTTAATTAAATCTCCTGCAAGGTCATGGTTAAACTCTTGCTTGTAAAAAAGAAGGGCCAAAGGAGTGGCCTTTAGCCCTATGGTTTTGTCGCCTATCTTTATTTCTCTCATGTTTTATCCCTCCATTATGGTGTTACGACCGCTGGTACCAGCACAGAACCAAAGAATGCGTTGAATGCCGTCGCATTAGTATCGCTCAGCTCTATTACGCCTTTAATTACATTTTCGCCGCCAATGTTAATCGGTAATATTGTTATAGTTAGCGTGGTCGTATCCGGAGTAATAGTATCCTCCTGCGTGTTATGTTCTTCATCACTTCGCGCTGCCGTGCAGCGATAATATACGAATCTCCTGTTCTTGCTATCGCCCTTGACTTCGCCAAGCAGTGCAAACTCTTTAGGCATGGCATCGGCATTTTCCACCAGCATACCATTACTATCTATGCGCCAACCCATCATCTCAGCCAAAACATCATCTGGTATTAACGCCATTTCAAGTTCGGCCGTATATCCATTATTTGTCGTTACTTTAAAGTAGGGCCCATTGTCCGCATAGAACGTATTTTCGTCGCCTTCGGGTGATGGCGAAAATGACACGGCACCGGGTATCTTTACAGGTGTTTTCCATGCCGGTTGCTCAGGCGCTTCCGTATCCATGAACGCTATATGCACGTTCTCTAATCCAAATATTACTTTATTAGCCATAAATTATCCCTCCATAATTTCTACTAAGTAGACTTCTTGCCATAAGTTTTCATCATCTATCCAAGCTTCATATTTTGTATATGTCAAGCCATTAGTTTTTAATACTTCTTCTAAAGCCTTTTCAATTGTCCTATCTTTAATTTCGGTGTAAAGCTCAATCTGCCATGTGCCTTTTGTTACTGAATTCTGGTTGTCAAAATAAATATCATTCGATGCATTGAATTGGTAAGTAATAAACGGTGGAGTCACAGGGGAAATAAATTGTCCATAGGCCACAGGATATCCAAGAGATATCAATATCTGATATAAATGTTCCATATTATCGTCCTCTTACAGCCGCTTCTATATCACGTACTATTTTTTCTTCGATCTCATCCCGCGCCGGGCCTATATGTGGTTGCCCAGGTACTCTGCCGCCGCTCCTTTTTGCGTGGCCGAACTCAAGCAAATGCGTTAACTGGTAGCGGTCTTTGTTATACACCGTATAAGTTACGCGTCCATCCAGCGTGCTTTTCTTTTTAGTCCAGCCTTTAGCATACTCACCAGTCTTTTTCGGCGATGTGGCTTTAAGCTTGTTGACTAATTCGGTTGAATCTTTATCAAGCACTTTTTGTACTGCCTGCTCAACATCTTCACTGTATTCCTGTATGGTTCTGGCTATTTCATTTGAAAGCTCATCAATTTTTATCATTGTCCGGCCACCTTCTCACAATATAACCGCGTTCTCTCACCGCGGGTATCTGCACGTACTATATTGTATGTCTGCCCCTCGTATTCTAATTTATCTTGACCGCTATACTCAAAAGAATAAATATCAAAAGCTTTGGATGGCCTTAAACCTGTCAAAGCTGCGTTGTAATATTCATCGGCCGATATGGAATACAAATTTGCAAACACCAATACGCGTTCATATTCGCCCGGTATTTGGTTGCCAATAGCGTCTGCCGTATATGGACTTTTTAATAGTGTTATCACTTCTTTATATCTCACTATCGATCACCGCCTGATATTCGCTTGATAGCATAAGATGCATTTTTAGCATGTCATATGCCTTGATAAGTCGATCGGCATCTGGATTATCGTAACCAAAATACGCTTTGCAGTACGTTATAACGGCGCGTTGAATTAATGTATCTTGGTTGGTTGTATTGATGCCGCCCATGGCCAAATCAGCCAGAGCGGCATCAATCAAATTCTGTATCTCTGCATCAAACGCGGTATTCGATACTCTTAGAGCTAATTTTACAAGCTCCAGCATGGAGAATCATCTCCTTTTTTATAGCGCTGTACCAACGTAAAGCTTCCTAAAAGCATCCGGAATAGCTATATCACAATCAAATATAGCAGCCCCACGGAAGTCTATAGAGTTATTCAGGAATCCGCTCTGTGTCGAAGATTCTACTGCGATATCCTGACTTAAATTGCCCACTACTTTGGTGAAATCGCCAAAGTATACGGTGTTATCGGCCACGTAGTCGCTGAGTATGACGGGAAAGCCCATAATCCTAAAAGCTACACCGTTCTCCATATCCTTCACGTATATTGGCATACCATCAGCGTCTTTTATTTTAGCCAATGTACCATAAAACATTCTGCTGTTGCACAGGAATTTTGCATTGCTCATATAACCATTTGGCAACAAGGCGATTAGGTCCATTATGTCATCGAAGTCCAACGCCTCAGCTGGCGTAGCGTCGGTATCAACCAAGATTGCGGTAGTCCCATCAGTCCATGTGGTATATGCTGACGCTATACCTTTAGGTTCGTTTGTGCCGGTACCGTTGATGATATCGTCTTCTATTGCCCTCGCAATATCTTCAGCGAGCATATTTACAAGCCATGCCTCGAAAGCGTCAATGGCCATGGTGGCGACTGTCTTAGAAATACGTATTATTTTTGCGTATTCATAGCCAGCCAAGGTAACATATACTAAAGAATCGGCCGCTGGAGTTATAGGCGCGTTTTCGGTATGCAAGGCAGCTGCATCGCGTACATTTTCTATCGCGAATTTCACATTCCCTGCAACTCTCAACAGTGTAATCTGGTTCAGCATTGGTGCTACCTGTTTCATTTTTTCGAATATCATGTTAGCTGTTTCAACAGGTATGACTGCAAATGCGCTATTGTCAGCCGAAGAATATGCTCTTTCCTCAACTTCGTTCAATGGTTTGCCTAGCAGTTTCTTAAAGAATGCGCTTCTATATTCTTTAGTTTCAAAAACATTATCCATCTTTTCTACCTCCGGTTGTTCTATTTTTCTTGCTTCAGCCTCGCCTGTCTGTATTTTCCCAGCGATCTCTTTTTTGCTCCTGAGTTCTTGTGCTTCCTGTTCAAGCTCGTTTAGTTCTTTTTCTATTGCATCCAAATCAGTTTCTGCATCGCTCTCTAATAACTGCCTTATCTCAACTTTGCGATCGTTTATTTCTTTAAGCCTTTTTTCAATATTCATAATATCAACTCCTTAAAAATATGTTTTAATTATTAGCTTCTTTCTTCGCGACACTCTCTCCAGAGCTATTCGCTGCTTTTCGGCCTCCGCCTCGAAGTAACTACGCAAAGATAAGCTCGTGGTGTCATATGCCGGAGTATCCACTGCCGACACGTCATACAATTTATCGATAGACAAAATCCTTCGCGTCCGCGTTTCGGTATCATATTCGTCTTTTGATACTGTAAACGCAAAGCTCATTTTATCGATATCGCCACGCTTGATTAGTTCATACAAGTCCCTGCCCGCTGTTGTGTTGGCCAGCTCAGCCATTATCTTGAGCCCTTGCTCATCTCTAATAAGTTGCAAAGTTTTGTTTCTCGTCCTCGCCATTATCATTATGTCGTCGCTATGATTATATTTTAGCGGCACATCGCGCATATCGGTTTTATCAAGCGCTCGCGCATCGATTACCTCGCGGTATTCTACACCGTCGAAATTAAATACTGCAGGCTCATTAAACCGGATAGCATAGCCCTGTACAAGCATTTTGTTGTTTTCGATGTCTAGTATCTCAACCGGCATCGACCTGACTTCACGCTTTTGCTGATATGACCGCAGCTCAGGCGGTTCAACATCTGCATCTCTAAGATGCGAAGCAAGATGATTATATACACCTTGATAATCAGCCTTTGGTATATTAGTGCCGCCCATTGCACCGTTGAGGACACCTATGCCGCTAATGCAGCCACGTATATTAGCCGCCCCCGGCGTTCCGTCACTGCTTACCTCATGATGGATGAATTTATATGCCGTCTTTAATGTCCTATCCATATCCGGGTCAACCCAAGCATACGCCTGCCGATAATACTCATAGCCTTGATCCGTTTTAAGTTTTGCCTCATTGCCCGGACCGTCCCACTCTCTGTCACTCGTTGGCGTCTTGTGCCTCGGTATTGCTGGCATTATTTTCACCTCCTAACTGATAGTCCGCCGCTCTTACGGCGTTTATGAAATTTAGCGACTGATATCTCACATCTCCACCTTCAACTGGCGCAAGGTTCAGAATCTCCCGCGCTTCATTCACGCTTAGTACGGCTAACCCCATAAGATTCGTGATCAGATTGCTTTTTGTGGTCGCGCTCGCGTACTGCAGGCGTGAGCTCTCAAATATAATCTGATTGCCAAAGCCGATTTCCCTATCCGTAAAAAGTTTGGCGGTAAATTCTAACCCCATCTGTACTGCTATAGGTTCCAATGTGCTCTCATAAAAGGCATTCCACTGCTCTTCGGTATAGTTTGACGTAATTATCGGTTCACTAACGCCAAAATAATCGTATACCGACTGCTTTATATGCGCCATAGTGTCCTTGTCTACAATCTGCGGCTTATTGTCCAGCGGGATAAAATCCGCCTTTGCATCTATAGCACCTATACCACCGTTGTTATCAATGTTCATATACTCGGACACGAAGCGATCGCGCTCTTTTTTTATGTCTTCAGGTTTCAGCATTGCTTGTGTAAACTTTAAAATGCCCCGCATGTTAGCTGACGTCTTGATAGCATTGACTATGCCCTCGTTAGTCGTATTAATAAGCTCAAGCGTTGGTATCAATGCTTTGTTTGACGCGCCGTAAAAGTCGTTGTCGTAATAGAATCGTCGCAAATGTATTATGTTTGCGTATGGTATTGTTATTTGTTCGCCGCCGAAGAACTTAAATCGTGCGTATATTTCATTTTTACTTTCTAATAGTTCCAAATTGGCCGATGATACCGGATATAAACCAACAGGACTACCGGCATCATCCTTGTCAATGAACACAAAGCTATTATTACGCATAAACAACTCAGTCAACACACGGTAAAAAAATGTGTATGCGTCCATGTATTTGTTTGGCCGTGTATCTAAGAGGTATTGTATATTTGAGCTTTGCTGCATAATATCGCCATTGGCCTTCCGAATATGTTTCGGTTTCAGCTTAGCGCCGTTTCGGGCTATAGCATCCACCGCTGCCCGAACTATATCGCTTGCATAAGCATTGTCACCGAACATCGTAAAGATCGGCTGGTATCCGCTCAGCATTTTCAGGTTTGTATATTCTTGCGATTGTGGCTGTTTGGTGCGCCCGAATATTATATTAAAAAGGCTACGTCTTTCTTTTAGCATTCCATCACCTCCTATAGCAATGCTTTATAATCACTTAAATGCTCCTGTAAACCGACGTAAGTGATTAATAAACTAACCGCGCCGTCGATTCTGGCACGCAGATTCTTGCCCTTAACAGGCCTTATATTGTCATTTTCATCACGCTTAGCAACTACGTTTGTAAGATTCCATTTTAAGATCGGATTATTATTATAATTAATCTGCTTATTCCTCAGATCCGCCTCCAGTTCTTTCATGGGCTGGCTCAATGTCTTATATCCTTGCCTGGCCTCAACCATCTGGAAACCATAGTCCTTCATCTCTTGGACCCAATAGCTCGAATTCCAAGGATCGTAATATATCCAAAGCGGCCGGATATCGTATTTGTTAAACAGGTCCAAAAACCATGCTGTAACATCAGAGTAGTTAACTTTAAAGCCTTCGCAAGCGGTCAAGAGTCCTTGCGCTTTCCAGATATCATACGGCACTTTATCTTCCTTAGCCCGTTGCTCAATGATTTCTCCAGGCATAAAGTACTGCTGCATCACATATTTCTTATTGCTGCCTGGCTTCATCAAAACTATTGTTGCGCATGTCAAGTCGGTTGTGCTAGATAAGTCAACACCGCCAATTGCATAGCTCCCACGGAATTCATTGATGTCAAAAGTTTCATCATTGTTTATAATCTCAAACGGCAACCATGCCTGAGCTGTTGACTCTCTAATGTTGAAATCCTTGCATAAAACCCCTGGCAAATCTCTTGCGTTGTTCTTTGCACGTTCTACTTTCTCAGCTAAGTCCTCAAACTTTTTAATGCTGCCTAGGCCCGGATTGGCCTTCTGCCACATATGCCAATCTACCCATTCATCACGATTATCCAGCTCGTACATGATAGGCAAGAACCGTTCATCATCAATTACACCGTCGATTACCTTCGCGGCATAATCGTATATATCATCATAAATGCATTCTCTTACTGTGCCGGCGGTTGTAATCATAACCAGCAGCGGTTGTCTCCTTGCGCTCATTGACTGCTTCATAACTTCATACAAATTTCTATCTCTAATTGCGTGGAGTTCATCAATAATCACACAATGTGAGTTTAAACCGTCAAGACTGTTGCTATCTGAGGCCAGCGGCTCCATCTTACTGAAGGTTAAAGGCATATACATATCGCTTTTGCGCTTGTGAATATGCTTAGATAATGCTGGAGATTGCTTGACCATATTAACAGCCTCGGTGAATATAATTCTTGCTTGGTCCTTTTTTGTAGCCACGCTATATATTTCTGCACCACCCTCATTATCAGCAATCAACATATAAAGCGCAATGCCTGCCAGCATGGTTGATTTACCGTTTTTGCGGGCAACTAAAAAAAGCGTTTCTTTGAAACGCCTTATACCTGTATCTTTATGAACAAAACCGAATAAAGCCGATATATATGCCTTTTGAAAGAGCTGCAGCTGAACGGGTTTGCCGATCCATTCGCCTTTCGATTGCCTGCAGAATGTTTCAATGAACTGGATAGGCCTTTCTGCCCTGCCTTCATCAAATATCCATTCGCCTTTTGGGTCACGTATATCATCGACCAGCTTGCCATATTCTTTATAAACCTTTTGCGATACCAAGATGTTGCCGGATCCGATTTCGTCCCAGTATTTTAATATCCAATTCATCTTACCGCCTTCTGTATGAAGGTTACGAGTTCATCCTCCGCTGCTTTTGCCTCATCTTTTGGCAGCATATCTGTCAGTTGCTTAACTACAGTCGAATAATTTTTTATCATCGTATTGTATAAGTCAGCTTCAGGACTCTTTTTTGTTCCCCATTGGTTCTCGCCATTCTGATACGTGCTTATGCAGCCGTTTTGGTTTATCGCATCCTGCAAATCTTCAAGCGTTGCGGCCATAAAAGCGGCATTGCCAATAAGCTTCTCTACAATTGCGCTTTTATCTTTTGGTAAATCTTTGAATATTCTTTTAAGTTTCCGTATTTCCTTTTTTATCCGTTCATCTTTGTTCATGTAATCTCACCTTCGTCTGCTACACCGCATATATGGGCCCCTTCTCAGGTTTTTGAAAC